ATGGGCACATATGCCTCGCCCATCAAGGGCTTGAGTGCGATTCGGCGACGACCTTATCCCCGCTGTAACCCTCCCAAAGTACGCTCCTATTACGTCACCGATTACGTCACGATGCCGCCCATGGCATCCATACGACGACGCGGGAAGACCTGGTTCGCTGAGGTCTACAAGAATGGCGAGCGGGACTCAAAGACCCATCGCACAAAGGCGGAAGCCGCGGCGTGGGCCATGGAGCGTGAGGCCGAGCTGACCGGCAAGAAGCTTCCCGACAAGACGCTTAAGGAAGCCCTGAAGCGCTACGCCGAGGAAGTGGCCACCACGCGCCCCGGTGAACGATGGGAAGTGCTCCGCTGCACGGCCATGGCGCGCACGGACATCGCCAAGCGGTGTATCGGCGAACTCGATGCCACCCACCTATCGGAATGGCGCGACGAGCGCCTTCGATCCGTCTCCGCAGCCACCGTCCGCCGGGAGATCGCCTTCCTCCGTTCCGTCTTCGACGTGGCGCGCAGAGAGTGGCGGTGGATGCGGATCAATCCCCTTGACGATGTTCGCCGGCCAGCGCCGCCACCCAGCCGCAGGCGTCGCGTGTCGGCCGACGAGATAGATAGGGTGACCATGGCCCTCGGGTATGACGGCGGCGTGCCTGAGACGACCTCCCAGCGAGTGGCCCTTTGCTTCCTGTTCGCCCTGGAGACGGCTATGCGATCGGGTGAGATCGTCGGCATGACGTGGCGCGACGTGTCGGCCAAGTCGGTTCGCCTGCCGAAGACGAAGAACGGCGACGAGCGGCATGTGCCGCTCAGCCTTCGTGCCCGAGAAATTCTTGGCCTGCTACCCCGCGACGGGGATAGCGTCTTCGGACTGAACGACGCGATCCGCGATGCCCTGTTCCGCAAGGCTCGCGATCGTGCTGGCGTCGTCGATCTTCACTTCCACGACAGTCGGGCTGAGGCCGTTTGGCGTCTGTCGAAGAAGCTGGACGTGATGGAACTGGCCCGGATGATCGGGCACAGGGATCTCCGCTCACTGATGATTTATTTCGCCACTACCGCCGACGAACTCGCGGACCAGCTCGGTTAGCGTCGCGCCATTCCAGCACCTCGCGGGCAATCCATGAGGCAGGCCGTATCGACAGCCGGGCAGGGAATCCGGGCTTGCAGGCGATTCGCTCAAGAACCTGGCGCCCACTGCAGCCCAGAAGAACCCCGACTTCGTCCGCGTTGATGGCCCGCTCAGCGAACGGGATATTTTCGGCTGCGCTCATTCTTCATACCCCCACGATTTTAGTATCTCGTTTGCCCTGCTGAAAACTCGTTCGCGCTCGTCTTCCCACATCGAGTCGGAATCCAGATTAGCGGGCTCACTCATCGCCATCACCAGCGCGTGAGCCACCATGGCATCGTGGTAGACGCCTTTCGGCGTGTACGTGAGTTCACCCTCGATAATCTGAGTCCTCAACTTCACGCCCCACCTCCCGCGATCACCTTCGTTTGCGTGCCCATATGGCCCTTAGCCATCGCGTACTCCTGCTGGCTACATGTTCGCCATTCCGACCACGTTCCATCCTGTCTCATGCGTCGAATCATGTAGGTCACTTTCCACCTCCCGCGCTGGCCTTGGTTCGGGCGAGGTCGGCGTCTATGTAATCGTCCATCATCCTTGGAGTCTTCCATCCCGTGAGGTTGGGAAGGGCACTCACGACAGGATGCCAAAGCACCGGGCATGCTCTTGCATGACGCCATCTCTCCGCATCCGCCAATGCCTCAACAAGCGCCTGGCCGTGGTCGCGGAGGAAGCGGTCCCCGGTTGACTCATCAGGCGATCCGTGATCGAACCACTTCGCGTTATCGACTGCCTGCGCAATCGCCGCCTTCAATTCCTCAACCATGCTCACTGCCCACCTCCTTTCGGCGGTTCTTCGTAAACCATTGCCTGCATATATCGATTGCCGACGACAGTCATTCCGCCAGTGACCTTCCACCCGCTGCGGAGATAGGACTCAACTTTGAACCCCAAATGCGATGTTGAGTCAGCTTCGACGATCTTGTATTCACTCACCTCAATCCCCCTCGCCGATGATGGCGGTTAGGTCTTCCGCGCATCGGTCCATACCGTCTTCGATTCCTGCTTGGTAATCGTTGTCCCTCGGTCGCCTGTATGCCTCCCACTTCGCAACCAGCGGGGCGAGCTTCGACACCTCAACCACCTTGCCCTGGCTGCGGAGGGCGGCTTCTAGGGCGGCGCGCATACCCTCGTGGTCAATGTGCAGTAAATCGCCATCCCGCGATTCAACCGTACCCGTCTCGCTGATGTAAGCCTGCAAGGCTGCAAGAACCATCTGATCTGTGACGCTGGTGGTCATGGCTTTGGCTCCATGCTGTTGCGGACGAGTCGTGACACACGACGGAGAAGCACGTCTGACCTTGGGATGTCTTCCCGCCAGTAGTAGCCACCGTAGCTGCACATCCCGTTGTCGGTGAACTCCGGATCTTCTCGCGGGTACTTATCGCTGATTATTGCCACCGCTTCCGCGTGAACTGCTGCCTTAAGCGTGAGGTATCGCCGTCCTTTCTTGGACGACCGGTAGACCTTCGCCGTATCGACCGTGATTGCCATCACACACCCCCTGCGGAAGGTGAGGCGGCGAGATAAGGCGTCAGACCCTCACGAGCTATGCGCTCAATCGTGCAGATGTCAGACTCCGGCCTATCGCTCGTCCATTCGGTCACATGGATGATTTGCTGCAACGCCTCGGCCATGGTTTTTACTTCGTCAGCAACGACCCTGTGGCCGGTGGGGATGGTGGGTGTGGAGATTGCCTTTGCCACGCAGTCAACCAAATGCAATAAGTCGTGCTCATTCACCGTCTGCAATTCACGATTTTCGAAATTGAATCCGATGGCGTCCTGAATCACCTTATGCGCGTTCAAAGCCACAGCCTCCCCCTGCGCAACGGGCCGGGGTTGGGATAGGTTGGCAGTGAGTGCAGTACGCGCTATGCACTTCATCCACTCAGCCGTCTTTCCTAGGTTTGCGTTGCTTCCGTAGTTTGCGATTGCCCGCAGCGCATCCATGACTGAAATAACACCATCTTTCGGCTGCTCAACAGGCACGATGGCAGCATACTCGTCTAGATATCTTGCCGATTCGAATTCCTGAATACGACGAAGACCATCGGCAACAAGCCTAATCCTCGCTACCTTCTCCAAATTCGTCATCATTTCTTCTGCTCCTTTGGGGTGCGGGTGGCGGCTTTCACAAGGATCGTTTCGTCCGCTTGATGAAATGCGATGCCCTGGCAATAGACGATTGGGCAGTTACGCCTAGCAGCCCACTCGTAGACGAATACCGGCAAGAACTTCCATATCTTCCTGATCACTTGCGAAGTCCCGATGGAATGGAGTCGTTCATACGCCCTGGCACTCCTTGCAGAATCCACCGGAAGGATCGTATGTGTTGACACCATCACATGCGGCACACTTTGATGCCTCGGATAAAGAAAGGTTATGCGAGGTAATGGCTTTACGTGCCCGTCGTATCATGCCGAACGTGATCGATGTATCTGGGTCGGAAACTGTTTCGTCATCCTCGAAAAGGTAGCCGCCTTCTGAGCCAATCTCGTCGCACCCAAATTCTTCCTCGCAGGCCGCCGTAAGTTCTTCGAAGGAGACGATCAAGTCGGAATGGTTCCTTTCAATCTCCTTAAGTTCGCCAAGAAGGCGCGTAGCCCGAACCGTCTCGTCCATGCAGCACTGCCGAACCATTTCATGCCTAACCCGCAGCGCCGCAAGTTCTTCTTGCGCCTTCCGATACTTTTCGTTCCAGAAGAAAACAGCGGCGCCGGCTTCGCGCTTCGCTTCCTCAAGCGCCCTGTAGTCGGCGTGGGTGACGAACCTCGTCATTTGTGCCGCAGGGTTTAGGAACCGATAAATAACCACCTTCGTGTCGTTCATTTCGTCATCCAGATGAATAGAAGAACGCCAGAGAAGGCCGTTAGGATGCCCAATAGGTCGCGAGTGTTATCACTCATCACACCCCATCCTTCAGCGCGGTGCGGGCGCTGTAGTCAGCTTCGTACGGCTGCATGGCCTCGTACATCGCAGCGTCGGCGTCAGTGAGTTCGTGCAAATCTTCCAGTGCCACGTCCTCAGACCCGTACGTGGCAATGAACGTATCCACTGCCAGGAGAAGGGCTTCTCCACGGCGATACATCCCATCAGCTAAGCCCGTCAGTCGCTCCACCTCGGCGGTGAGTTCGGCAATGCGGGCGTCACGCGTTGGCTCGCCATGTGCAGATGCGTAGCAGTCTGGGTAGCGAGTACACAGAACATCGCCCTTGCAATCATTTGTGCTCATCACTTCATCTCCCTGGCGGCGATCATGGCGTCGGCATAGGCCCACGGCCATTGGACGTTCTGTGCAAGCAAATAGGCTGATTTCAGCTCGTCATTTCGCTTATCTAGAGCAGCCTGTGCGGCGAAATACTCGTCACACTTCTCGCAGTGGTGGATCGTCGCAGAGCAATGGTGTGGAAGCTTGATGCGTTCCTCGCTCCACTTGAGCGGGGGCTCTACATTCTTTGGCACGAACCAATAAGCAGGTTTATGCGGCGCATGAGCGGCGAAGTAGTCGCGGATGGTCATGCCGGGGAACTGCCATGTAGCGTTGCCCGACTGATGCCCGAATACGCCAGATTCCTGATCGACGGTGCTGGCAGTGCTTACCGGAAACGCCGGTCCACCATTCTTCGTATCCATCACCCTTCCGCCTCGGCACGCTGGAGGGCGGCGCGGGCTTTGGCATAGACAGGATGGTCACAAAGCAGGACCGTGGTGTATGGGATCAGGGCAGCAAGCGCCTCGTAAAGGTCAGGCGCGGCGGCGGCTAGGTGTGCGTTGGCGTCGCTGTCTCCATGCGGGGCGAACCAGACCACTGCAACCGTGCAGTTATGGGACGGTCCGATGCGAACCGCTCCGTTTTTGTCGTAGGTGACCTCCCACGGCCCCTTCGTCCATTTCCTCTCGCTCACTGGCGTGTCCTCAGTAGTGGTTTTCATGCGGCACGATCCATGGAGTTCGGAAGGTCTTTGAAGTGGCCCCACGGATGACGAAGCTCCGTGAAGTGGGGATGCTGTATGCCGCAGCAGATGCGATCGGCGTAGCGCTTCAACTCGCCGTCGCGCCAGAACTCGCGGCGCTGCGTTGCCTGGCAGTCGTAGATGCCGTCCGGCCAGAAGTCGGTCTGGTCGCCCATGTCACGCCGCCTTCGTCCGAAGCTTCGCCTCGTAGTCGTCCACGAGAAGCTTGAACGCCCACAGGTCGGCTTCCATGGATTCGATGTAATCGTCATCGCGCTGGAACTCGCGCCACCACAACTGCTTGCCGGCAGCTTTGAGAGCAGGGCAGTAGAGGCCGATGTGCCACCACTTGCGACCGGTGACCCACATGCAACCTTGGACCTGATCGAAGACATCGCTTGCGTCGTTGTCGATGTGGAACGACCGAAGCTTCTCCGGAGCCACGAAGCACTTGTATTCAGCGCCACCGTCTTCGCCGACAAGTCCGTCAGCGCTACATCCGAAGGCGCCGTCGTCGGTCGTGACGAAACCTGCCTCCTGAACGATCAAGCCCGTCTGCATTTCGTGTTCCATGCGGGCATCGGGCTCAAGTTCGTGACCGCGGCGCATCGACCAGGTTTCGAAACCCTGATCCAGTGGTTCGCCGCTGATTCGTTCGACGGCGAGCTTGAAGGCGTAATCCAGGGCGGTCATTGACCAGTCGCCAACCGACTCGCCACGAAGCGCCCGAACGACTGCATCGGCACGCGGAGCCGCCTTGTACTCGGCAAGCGTCCGCGCCTCAGCCTCGCTACGGCCTTCCAGCATCGCCGTGACATACGTCTGCTGCTGTGCCGTCAGGCCGTTGACCTTGGCGCGAATGGTAGAGAACATGGAGGCAGTGATGCAGCCGGATCGAGCCGAGTGCCAATCAGGCGAACCTTGAGCGCACTGGTAGATTTTCATGCCGCGTCTTCCTGAATGCTCGGCTGACCTTCGATTACCGGCTCCTGATCGATGGGTTCCGAAAGTTCGTCAAGGCGAGCAACAACGGTCTCCTTCAGCTTCGCGTAACCAGCGCGATCGCCGGCCTCGCGGAGCTGGTTGCCGCCTGACTTCCAGACGTTCTCAAGCGCGCCCTTCGTCGTGCACGACCTTGCCTCTGCCAGCCACCGGCCTACATCGGCAGACGGGGCGGGAAGGACATTCATGGGCTGGGCAAGGCCTTCGTCCGTCTCGGTGTTGAGGTAGTGGACGGCCTGCTCAAGACGCTCCGTCTTCGGCCAGAACTTGTAGGCGCGCTTGACGCAGGTCTTCTTTGCCATTTCGCCCCAGTCGGTGACCCATGGGCATGACTTCTTCTTCTCGACCCACGCCTTCCAGGCGCTTGAACGATCCCGAATGGCGTTCACCTCGTCGACGCTCATGGTCGCCGTCAGGTATTCGCCGTCGGCGGTCTTCACCACCACGTACACGCCAACCACGTCGCCTCGGTCCGACGAAAACGGGTTGAAGTTGTGCGTCGGCGGCTTGTCGAAGCCGTTAAGCACGAACGAGTCAGTGACGTGGACAAGTGCCGCCTGGGCCCAGCGCACCGAGCCAGTGGCCATCGCCAGATCCATCAAGCCGATGTAGCTGATGTCGAGGCAAATCTTCTTGTCGCGAGGCACCAGATAGGCTTGCTTCTTCGCCGGGTTGAGGCTGATACCGATGGCCGCGACGTTGGTCACCGCATTGATGACCGACTGGCGATTGTTCAGCGCGATGGATGTTGCATAGTCGTTGCCGAGAATCGACTGAACCGCAAAGCCAGCCTCGCGCTCGAAGTTTATGGACCTGTCCGTCAGCACCGAAAGGAACGAGTCCTTCGTGCCGTAGATGTCCTGTTCGATCAGAGCAATGTTGCTCACTGGGAATCCTATGCCAGGTATCCGCCTGGCGCGGTGTTGGAATTAGTGGTTAGTCACAGCCGCGATAAGCACGACGATGGCGACGATCAGGGCATAGACGCCCATGAACTTCTTCTCGTAGGTCGTGAGCGGCTTTCTGGCATCGGCGTGGGCGCGGATGCGGTCCATGTAGTCGTCGTAGTCGTTCATGCGGCAAGCCCGCGCGGCGACGGCGTAACCCGCATTACCATGTGCCAGTCACGCGACCAGCCATCGAAGGGTCCGACGTAGGTGACCGTCTTCGGGAAGCCATCGACGAAGCGAATGAGGCGGCAGCGAAACATCTGGGGATTCTTGTTCACAGGAAGACTCCGAATTCCTTGGAAACCTGACGCTCTGCGATGGTCTTCAGAGCGTTACGGAGGATGGCTGCAGCCTGGGCGTCATCGCCGTCAGCCAGAGCCGCGCACATCTTTTTGCAGAGGTCGTCGGGGGCTTGCGTGCCCCATGCGTCTTCGAGCCAGTCGGGATCGGTCATGCGGGATCCCAAGGCCATCTGGGCGCGCTCGAAGCGGGTGTCGCTGGTGATGTGCATCGAGTTCATACCAACCCCACTACATGCCCCAAGGCACCGATAAGAAGGAAGACGGCGATGGTGCGGAGGGTGGTCATGGCATCAACTCCAGATCGAGGAAGTCGATGCCGAGGTCAGAGGCGGAGTACACGCCGTGCGGCTCGTCGTTCTTCGCGGCAACCTTCACTCGCTCAGCGGCGATGGCTTCGACAGCCTCGCGGCACTTGCGAATCGTCTCGGCATCTTCGTCGCCGAGGTTCATAGCCAGCGGCGCATCAATCGCCTTCGGCTGGATGAGGTTGTAGCCGGTGATGTAGTGGTTCATGCCGCGTCCTCCAGAAGGAGGGCGGCTTCGTCGATATCGTCCGAATTGCCCTCGTCTTCGAAGTGGCGGATGGCCGATAACGCCGACTCTTTCGTCACCAGTTCGAGGTCGTCCAGTTCATAAGCGGCCTGACGAAGCGTGCTTGCGAGCTCGCCCTTCTCACGCTCATTAAGCGAGCCGAGATCGACAGTGATGGTCCCTTCGACCATCTGGACCTCGGCGTATCCCAGGTTCCGATTGCGGACTTTGATTTCCATTGCTCAGCCCTCGACCAGGCTGACGCGGGTGCCGTCGTTCAGATGAAGCTTCTGGCCGGAGACCAGCGCGGTAATGGCAGCGATCTCGCGGGAGTCGAAGGCATCGATGAGGTTGGTATGGGCCCAGGACTCCGGGGCGTTACCGTTGAAGCTGATCGAGTAGGTGCGCATGGTCTGCTCTCCGTGCCGGTCGTTTCCGGCTTGAGGTACATCCTATGGCATCCCATAACTCGGTGTCAATGGTATTCCATAACTTTTTTTCGATCTCGTGCGGTAGCCTTGCCTCACTACAGGGAGGGGATGGATATGAAAGCAGGCCTACTAGCGTTGGCGGTTGTCGTGGCTCTCGCCGGCTGCGACCAGCAGGGGAGCGGCGCGGTTCCAGTTGAGCGCACCAGTGCCAAGGAAATGGCTGATCTAAAGGCCGAGGTCGCTCAGCTCAAAGCGAGTGCGAAGGAGCAAGATGACCAGCTGAAGTCGATGTACGGAGACGTGTTCGTTCTCAAGGCTGTGGCCGACTCCAAGAACAAGACGGTTTTCGACCCGATAACCGACCAAGGCTATGGCGTCATAGACGTGGGACTGGGGCGCGTCGCCGTGTCCGTAGAGGATGTATCCGCCTACGCGAACGGCGTCCGAGTAGTGTTGCGCATAGGCAACCCGAACGCAGTCTCATTCGCTGGCCTATCTGGCAAGGTTATCTATGGACCCTCGTCAGCTCCGAAGCCAAACGGGGAAGCTTCGGCCTGGTATTCGAAGCAGCAGACAACCAGTATTGATTTCCCCACGTCCATTGCTCCAGGGCGGTGGACGCGTGTCACGGTGACCCTGCCAGGCATACAAGTGAATGACCTTGGGAGGCTCGAGGTCAGCTTACAAAGCAATCAAATCGAGCTCTACAAGCCAGTAGGAGGCTAGCCTTCCCAGCTCCCAATCCAGCGCACCCGACCAATGATTGTTATCGGGTGCCGCTTGTTATGCATGGCCTTGGCGCTCCGCCAGTGGTGATCGCCAGTGGGGTTGTCGGCCCTAAAGAAGACCATGTCATCGACGATTTCGCAGCGTTTGACGTTGTATTCAATGTCGCCTGATCCGTCGATCGCAATGACGAACAGGTCTTTATCGGAAGGACTGGTGTCACTCGTATCGAAAAGAATCGCGTCCCCGTCACGGATGCGGGGAAGCATGGAATCACCCTTCCCGTAGAGGACGGCCAGTTGATCGGGGCGCAATCGCTTTCTTGCCAGTGAGTCAGACCTAAACTTTAGGTTGTGGGTCTCGGCATATTCGACTGCCTCCCGGCCTGTGCCAAGGCCAACGGCCTGAGCATAACCCTTGATGTTAGACCACTCATCTTCCCCGGAAGACGGTTCTGATGGCCCCACGCCGGACTCTAGCCATTCCGGCCGCACGTTGAGCGCCTTGGCGAAGGCGTGAAGCTTCGTGGACGACGACTGGTCGCTGTTTTCTATGCCGGCTAGAGTCGGGTAAGGGACATCGACCGCCTTCGCCAGATCAGTCCTGCTCATCCCAAGTCGCTCTCTAGCCTGCTTTATCCGGTGCCCGATGGTCATGCCGGAATAGTTATGGAAAAGCATTATGGGATACCGTTGACAGGTGCCTATGGGATGCCATAGGATCGCTACCTATGAGCACATGGTCAGAGAAAGTCCACGAGTTGCATTCCGCTGGCTGGACGCTGACGGACACCGCCCGAGAGATCGGGCTTTCCGTGCAGTCGCTATCCGACATTAAGCAGGGCCGGACGAAAGAGCCGACCGGCATGGCCGCGGTGAAGCTTCACGCCCTGCATCGGAAGCACTGCTCTCCCCAGAAACCCAAACGCAAAGCCGCCTGAAACCTCAGCGCGGCTCGTTCTCCCATTCCCTGCCACTCGATTCTCCAAGGATTTGCCGTTATGTACGCCGATTCACGTCACAAGCGCTTTCGCGACTATCTGGACGTAAACGAAGACGAGGCTGCTGACGCCAAGCGCGCGGCCCAACTTGCTGGTGTCCAGTACGGCGTGTGGAAGCGGTACGCCATCAACAAGCTCACCCGCGAATTGCTGCAGAAGCACGGTGAGCAGATTAACGCTGGTGCCTATGAACTCTGAATCGCCTCGACAGGCGATTTTCGCGTCACCTCTTACGTCGTCTGACGTGGGTGGGGATGTCGAGTTCGGCCGGCTCGTGCTGGCTGCGGCCATGAGTGGAATGTCACCTCAACAGTTGGCAGAGAAAGCCGTCATCACCGAGATGATGGCTGGCTTCCGCGTTTCCGAACCTGAGGCTATTCGACTTTTGAGGGGACTCGAAAGTGGACATAAGGGGACAGTGTCATGACCGACTTGATTCGACAGACATGCTTGTTCGACCGGCCCGCGCTTCGCATCGTCGAGACGCCTGCCGCACGCAACACTGATCCCTACACCAGCCATGCCGCCGCCGAGGACATCACGCGCAGCGGCAAGCGGGCTCACCAACAGCATCAGGCGATCGCTGCGGTTCGCGCGAAGCCTGGCATGACCAGTTTCGAACTCGCCCTGGCTACTGGCCTCGATCGCTTCATGCTCGCGCGTCGCTTGCCGGAGTGCGTGACTGCCGGCGGAGTCGTGAAGGGAACTCCGAAGAAGTGCAGCGTGACCGGGAAGATGGCGCTCACATGGTGGACGCCCTCTGATGGGCCGCTCGCCGCATGAACGCGCTCCTTGACCTCGTACACGAGTGGCGCATCTGGCTTGCCCGCAGGGCGGCACTGACGGCGATGCGTGCCGATGAGCCGACCGTGATCGTCCGCTATCGCTACGACCGCATGGTGGGCCTCATCAATGCGCGCTCGCCTGCCCAGGTGGAGCGCATGGAGCGTCGGATGGGGCTGCGCTGATGCCAACCCGAATTCTCCGCGATGGAATCCTGACCAGCGAGCGCGTCAACGAGCTTGGCGCGGTCGAGGAAGTGTTCTATCGCCGGCTGATGTCCGTGGTCGATGACCATGGACGGTTCTACGGGAACCCCGCGCTGATCCGCGCGGCGTGCTTCCCGCTCAAGCTCGACAAGGTATCGGACTCGGACATTGGCAAGTGGCTTCTGGTGACGGAAAAAGCGGGCCTTGTAAGACAGTATCTGGCGACAGACGGAAAACGATATCTGCAACTGATCGACTTCGGCCAGCGCGTCCAGGCCAAGTCGAAATTCCCTTCTCCTGACGACGAGCCACAGAAGTTCACGGTGATCCACGGTGGAAAACCGGAAGACACGGTGAACAACGGTCTAGTCGTAGGCGAAGACGGAGTCGAAGACGAAGGCGTGTCGCCCACAAAGAGGCGCAAGTCAGCAATCTCGATCCCGGCCGACTTCGGGGTATCAGAGCGCGTCAAAGCTTGGGCAAAGGCCAAGGGGCATACCCGTCTGGATGACCACCTAGAGTCATTCATCGGCAAATGCATAGCCAAGGATTACCGCTACGCCGATTGGGACGTGGCATTCATGAACGCTATCCGCGAGGACTGGGCAAAGCTCGGTTCTTCACCGAATTCCACCGTAGATAACGGTGAATCGCCCGCCGCCAGGAGGATGCTGTGAGCCGCAACGGGAACCAAACCATCACGGAGATTGAGCGCGCCTTGCTGGCTACGCTCATGCTCCAGCCGGGGGACTGCCACAAGGTGGACATCCACGCGGCGTACTTCCTGACCGAGAACCACGCGGACATTTACGCGGCGATATCCGCCCTGTCTTCGGACAGCAAGCCAGCCGATCCGGTCAGCGTGGCGGACTACTTCGAGAAGGCTGGGCGGAACTCGATGGCGTCGCTGGTCTACGACATCGGCAACAGCGGCTTGCTCACCCCGGTTCCGCAGGCGTTCGCCTTCCGGATCATGACGGCCTGGCGGCAGCGCAAGGCTCGCGAGATCGGCATGGCGCTGGTGGAGTCGACGGACGAGAAGGCCGTGGATGCTGCCATTGCCCAGCTCATGAACCTGCACGCTGTGGAGCAGAACCACGAGTGGGACTCCAAGCAGGCGGCAAACGCAGCGTTCCAGGCTCTATCCGAGATTCACGACGCAGGCGGCAAACTACCCGGCGTCACCACCGGCCTCACTGAGGTGGACGACAAGTTGGGTGGCCTGCACAAGGGCGACATGGTCGTTGTCGGTGGCCGTGCTGCCATGGGTAAGACAGCCTTCCTGATGGGCATCGCGCGCGCCGCAGCCCATGCCGGAAACCCGGTTGGCGTAATCTCTGGTGAGCAGCCGGTCGAGCAAGTCACGCTCCGCACCTTCAGTGCTGAATCTCGGATCGAGGCGAAGAAATTCCGCAACGCCGGGTTCGATGAAGTCGAGTGGTCGAAGCTGTTCGGAGCGGTCGAAACGACAAGCAAACTCCCGATGTGGTTCCTCGACCGCTCCGCGCCGACACTCGCCGAGGTCGTCCGCGTCGCGCGCCGCTGGAAGCACAAGTACGGCATCAAGGCTCTTTACGTCGACTACCTGCAGCGCATCGGTGGGGAAGGGGAGCGCAAGCACGAGCAGGTGGGGTTCGTTGCGAGGGGACTTAAGAATCTCGCGCGTGACCTGGACATCCCCGTCGTCGTGCTCGCCCAGGTTTCCCGCGCCGTCGAAGGCCGTGCTAGCCAGATTCCACGCATGGGCGATCTGTCCGACTCGAGCGAGATCGAGAAAGAGGCCGACCAAGTTCTCATGCTGTTCCGCCCCGGGTACTACGACGAGGCGAAGCCGCAGGACGTGGCACGGATCATCGTTGAGAAGAACCGCCATGGCCCGACCGGAAGCGTGGACGTTGCATGGCACGGCGGGACGATGACGTTTGGCGACTACGACGGGCTTGGCTGGGGAGAGCAGGCATGACCCCGGGCGAATCGCGCATCGTAAAGGCGTTATCAGGTCGAGTGATGACAGTCGCCGAGCTTGAGGCAACCGCCTACGTCAACCAGAAGCACGTAAGGAAGCTTCTCGCCAAGCTGGCCAAGGCTGGCGTCGTCCAGATCGCCGGACAGGCCCAGCGCGACGCTCGGGTGGGGTCGCTGCCGAACTACTGGGAGCTGACGCCATGACCGCCATCCACGACCAAGTAGTCCAGCAATACCGCTCCGGCAAGGCCGTCGATGCGATAGCGGCATCGGTCGGATACACGACCCGTGCGATTCGACGGATCCTGCAGAAGAAAGACACGCCGGTTCCGCGGTTCCCTGGTCGTCGCGCATCGATCATTCGCAAGCCAGGCGCTTCGTTCCAATCGCGACCCGATGGCGAGTACGCCCAGTGCAAGCGCTGCGACCGCCTTGGCTACGGGGTCGACTCATGGCATCCGGCCACCACCGAATTCTGGAACGTCGAGTACGGACGGATTCGCTACGACCGCTGCCGCGCCTGCATTAGCGAAATGAAGGGCAACGCGCACGGCGTGGTGCCGGGGAGGGTGGCGGCGTGAGGCAGAAAAAGGTCTGGCGTTACTACTGCGACCATTGCAAGAAAAGTGGTTGCGGAAAGGCTGCGTTGCTAAAGCATGAGCGTCATTGCCTTCGAAACGACGAGCGCGAGTGCCGCATGTGCGCATCGCTTAATGGCGGCACGAATATCCCTATGGTTGAACTTGTCGCGGCGGCTAACGAAAGCCTCGTTGCACTTCGGGAGGCATCTGACGGATGTCCGATGTGCATGCTGGCAGCGATCATTCGCGCCCAAGATAAGGACACGGACGACTTTGGAGTATGGACCGACCAGAGGTTCGCTGGCTTCGACTATCAGGCCGAGAGGCAGGAAGCCCTAAAGATGCTCAACGAGAGACGTTACGAGGGAGTGGCCTACTAATGCTCTCCCAACTCCTAACCCGATTCGTCATCTGCCTGCGCCACGGCCACGAATGGCGTAAGGCGCACCGGCGTGACGGGTCTTCCTACGAACGCTGCATGGGCTGCGATGAGGTGCGGGTATGAGTAGGTACGAAAGAAGAACCTTCGATGAAGAGGACGAAGTGTGGGGGCCATGGAAAGAAGTTTCCAAGGTCTATTACGACGAAATTATTCGTCAATTCTGGTTTTACAAGGATATGAACTGGAAAACACAACTTAGGGAGAGGAAAGAATGATAACCAGGATACAAAAAATGACATTCGAAGAAGCAATCGAACTCGCACGCAAGCATGCAAAGGCAACACCGCCGAGCTACTACGCCGAGCCATTTCATCCGCATGGATGGGTCATCAGAGCCATCCTTGAGGCGGCAGGAAAATCCAAATGAGTGTCAGTATTAATCACAAGAGAATCATGCCCCCGGACGATGGTAAATACATCGTCATCACTGATATTGAATTTCACAACTACAGGGACTCCGTAGCGACAGAGTGCTATGACGAAATGTGGGAGGGAAATAAGGCCGAGATTAAAGCGCATGCCGATAACGTATTTAAGCTTATGGACCGGCTGGCATTGGCCTACTGCAACCTTGATAGTCGTGTGAGGGGAGGCATTGACGAGCCTAAGCTGATCGGTTGGCGCATGGCTGACTACACGGCCGAGACTGCTGATCCTGAGCAGGCTAAGAACTGGTCGGCTAACGTCAAGGTTCTGCCCATCTTCGAAGGTGATCCGAACACGAAACTATCCGAAGCGAAGCAAGGAGACGCGTAGTGAGAAGCCGACCTCCAGCTAAGTTCAGTAAGGGCGATTACGTATGCACGGCGTACACGCCTGATAGCTATCACCCAGTGACAAAGGTTTGCTGGGACAGGGGTCGGGACACATACGCTTACTACCTTGCAGGCCATGGCCCGTACCTAGAGATAGTGATATCAGCGCCTCCACCGGAGAAGACCAATGAGCATGATTGACGACTTGCAGAAGGCGATGGATGACGTTGATCGAGCGTTACGTCACCCGCACGAGGCGAACATCGATTGGGCTCGGGGGACGTGCGCGCTATTCATCCAGACTCACGGCAAAGATCTACTTGATGCTGTCCAGCGCCGCGGCGGGGAAGAATCTTGAAAGAGCCCTGGATGTCCATGATGTCCGACGAGCAGCGGAAGTTGCTCAATTGCGCGTGCGGCGACTTGGCCGCGCAAATCTCGTGGCATGGGAATCGTCTTAGCAAGGACGATTTCCGCCACTTGCTCGCCGGGACCGTGCTCGGCTGGCGAATGATGCCCGGGATCGACCGTGGCGAAGGCTCGCCGGGGTTCATCTTCCTCGGCGGCTCCAGTCTGAACCTGCACAAGGCCGAGTGCACCGACGCCATCACGATGGCTTTCCACATAGGCGACGATCCCAGTTCACAGGGCCTCAATAGTGCACCGGTGAGGTGGTGCCAGGTGATCCGTGCCGCGCGCGGGATTAGTGATGCGGATGACGAGCTTGCGGGGAGGTGGGCGGCATGAAACCGATGTTCTGGGTATGGATGTTCTGGTTCGTTATGTGGGCCGTAGCTGCTGTGGTGAACATCGTTGCCTATCGCAAGCGGAGGATGCTCTTGGCTGACCGTTCACTAGACGCGATGTGGGGCTTCTTGGGATGCATGGTGATGTCGGCCATTGGCCTGATGGTGGCTCCATGACCACCAACGCCGAACGCAAGCACATGGGCCGCGTCGCGCAACTCTCCTGCGGGCTCTGTGGCGCCCATGGCGTCGAAGTCCATCACATCCGTATGGGGCAGGGCGCAGGGCAGCGCGCCGGCCACTTCCTGACGGTGCCTCTGTGCCCCTCATGCCATCGCGGCCCGCAGGGCGTCCATGGAGACAAGACCATGTTGAAGATTCTCAAGTGGACGGAGCTGGACTTACTTTCCGACACATTGGCGAGGCTTGCCGCATGATCGCCATCGAACTACCGATCAAGACGGTCGCCGGCCTGAATGCCCGTGAGCACTTCCGTGTCCGGGCCAAGCGGGTGCGCAACGAACGCGGCGTTGCTCACCTGTCGGTGAAGCACAAGCATGGCCGGCCGGATCTTCCGGTGGTCGTGACCATGGTGCGGCTATCCGCCGGCAAGCTCGACGACGACAACCTGCAGGGCGCCTTCAAGGCAATCCGTGACGGCATCGCCGACGCCTACCTCATCGCCGACAACGACCCCCGAATCACCTGGCGCTACGACCAGGAGAGGTGCGCGCGCGGGAAGTTCGGGGTTCGTATCGAAGTGGTGGCCGCATGATCCGCTTCGGTTTACTCATTGCTGGCGTCGCCTGCTTCTTCTGGGGCACTGATGACGTCGACAAGATCACAGCGTCCGTCTACATCGTCGGCTTCTGGGTCATCACCGCTTTGCGGAGGCCGACGTGAATCGGACCCAAGTCATGCCCCTTGTTATGGCTGACATCGAAGACCGGGTAGCCAAGGGCACGAAGGAATACGGCGAGCCACTGACCAGCCACAACGGACGGGACGCGCTATGGGACGCCTACGAGGAAGCGTTAGACCTTGCCATGTACCTGCGGCAGGCGATCGCGGAGAGGGACGATGGATGACCGTCTACAAGCATCTGGGCCGTGCGCCGGAGATTCAGATCCAGGAGAGCGACTGGCGGAAGTGGCTACCCCTGATCGAAGCACTGACGCTCGAGGAACAAGCCGAGGTCCGGCCGTACCTACGAATGCAGTCACGAATCGCGCAGGGTCGCGAACAGGCTACGAACACGTCAGCGCTGAGCAGCTCGCCAGTCTCGAAGAACAGGCGGGCACGCTGATGCGCAAGGTCCAGAGCGAGCGAATGAAGATCAACCGCGAGATCCGCAGGAGGGCGCGGCATGTCAGTTGAGGAATACACCAGCCCCGAGCTATGCGTGGAGCGGGACATGGCGCGCCGGCAGAGGGCGAAGGTTACGGCGGCAGGAGGTTGCCCGTACTGCATTCATAGAGTCGATTTCCTAGGAAAGTCGACCTGCGACCTCCCACACAGAACATTCCCGCGGTGCATATCCACCCCGGGCCTCGGGTTTGAACCAGATCGCCAGAAGTTGCAGGGGAAATGCCATGCGCCGGAATAACGACCTAGAAAATCGCCTAAGTGAATGGGGTAAGGACTACGGCGGCGGACGGTACGAGAACACTGGGTGGCAGGGCGTTTCCCCACTCGCGGTCATGATGAAATACCAGGGAAGGGCGCCACAGGGGCTCAACCCGAAGGGTGTTGTACGTACAGCGTCCGATGACGTGGAGTCAGCGGTACGTGTTCTCGAGCAACAGATCGGTGGGCGGCACGGAGCGCTCGCGCTTCGTTGTGAGTACCTCAACCCTGGGAAGCCGATTGAGTCGAAGTTGCAAATGATGCGGCGTATCGGTGTGGCCATGAGCCGGGCCCAGTACTTCGCCAGCCTCAAGATTGGCCGTGTGCATGTCGCCGGGTGGCTACGAATTACGTTCGACAATCTCTACGAGCACGAAGAAGCGGCATAGCCCTTGCGTCTAGACGAAATATAGAAATAATGGGACCTAGTCAGTGCTCCCCGCGCTGGCTGCCAACCCGCCCATGTGGCGGGTTTTTCGTTTCCGGCTCCGGAAACACCCCGCCGGCATCGTGTTCCCCTGCGCGATGTCCGGCACCTATTCGAGACCGTGATGAAGCCCTCAGCATTCGCCTTCAATCTGGCCAAGGCGTCCGAAGGGCTGCGTCTTGACGCCTATCCGGACCCGGGTAGTGGCGGCGATCCCTGGACCGTTGGCTGGGGCAGCACGCACGGCGTCACCAAGGGCATGAAGATCACCATCGGCGAAGCTCAAGCGCGCCTGGTGGAGGACATGACCACGGCCGGCGATGTTGTCAACCGTGCCGTGACAGTTCCTCTCAACCAGAATCAGTTCGACGCCCTGTGTGACTTCACGTTCAACCTTGGCGCGGGTAATTTCCGGAGTTCCACCCTGCTGAAGAAGCTCAATGCTGGCGACTATGCCGGCGCCGCTGCCGAATTCCCGAAGTGGGTGAGGGCAAGTGGCAATGTCATGCCGGGCCTGGTCAAGCGTCGCGCCGCTGAGCGCGAACTGTTCGAGCGGCCGGCCTGACGTGACCGAACATGATATGGAACTGGACGAGACGATTGCTCGCGTCGAGGCAACAGAAGCCGCCGCGATCACTGTCGCCCTACGACACGTCGCCCAGCACTCGCCGTTCGTCGGTGCCATCACAAATGCTGGTGACCGGGACCTGTCCGACTTCCATCGGATCGCCGCGACCCGCGTGGTGGAGCAAGGTGAAATGCTGAGGATGGCCGAGAAGAACCTTTCCCGGTTCGTCGGTCTGCTCCGTACGCGCACGGCCATCTACCCGCAACTGAACCCGGTACGCCTGTCGGTCCTGGCGCATGTCGCGCTGGCCATACGGATCCCGGCCTTGCTTGAGTGCAAGCCGCTGTGGACCGCCGTCGATCGCGGCAATTGGGAAGACGCCGCTGACGCCCTGATGATGACCAAATGGCCCGACAAGGCCGTGGACGATGATGAGAAGCGCCGCGTGCTCGAGTTGGCTCGGATGATGCGGACCGGGGCTGAACCTGCGGCGTGGACGCACTGATGAACGCACCTCGCGATGCCCGCGTGCTGAAGGGCGGCATCGCCATCCTCGTCTGGCTGCTCATGGGACTGATCGGCATGGCGCTCCTGCAGCTCAAGGTTCCTCCCGAGAACAAAGACCTCCTGAACCTGATCGTCGGTGCCCTGATCGCCAATGCCGGCGCTGTCGTCGGTGACCTATTCGGTAATAGCCGCGGATCGGCTAAGGCGGAAACGCAGTGAATCCCTGGATCAAGATCCTCTGCCTGGTGGTTGCCGGCGCTCTCGGCTTCGGCGGCGGGTACTACGTCGCGCACCTGATCGGAGCACGAGACCTGGCTACGGCCACCTCGGCCTGGGACACGGAGCGCGCGAAGCTCGCCAACCAGACAGCCGACGCCGTGACTGCCCAGCGCGCCGCCGAACAGAATCAAGCCGCGGCCATCAACCAGGCCGCAGCCAACTACGCCCAAGGGAAAGCCGATGCCGAACAGAACGCCAAGCAGGCTATTGCTGACCTCGATGCTGGTACTCGCCGGCTGCGCGACAAGTGGGCCACCTGTAAAGCCACCACCGCCGTCGTGTCATCTGCCTCCAGTGGATCAAAGCCTGATGGAGAAGACGGACTACGTGAAGACGGTATCCGACGTGTTCTTTCAGCCGTTGGACAGTGCCAAGCCCAGCGCGACGGGCTCCAGCAAGCCTTGATGGGCGAGAGGGCAGGACGGTGACCGATATGACCGACACCCCCAGCACCGACATCGCCGCCCAGCTTGAGCGCGCCATAGGCTGCGCATTCACCTCAAACGACATGAACAACGTCGCCAAGCTGCTGGACATGAAGATCGACCTGTTGCGCAACCCGATTGAGAAGCCGGCCACCCCATGAGTAGGCAGTCGGTCGTGAAGACGAAGATGGTCAACGTGGGCATCTACCCGTCGATTGTCATCGCCACCACAGACCAGAAAGAGTTCAAGCGCCTGTATGCCAAGCGCATCGGCCGGGGAGATATCGACCTGTCGCACGCCGATGGGATCAGTTCCGACCGGGCCGGCTACTTCCTCGTGGGGGTGTTCAACGGGGAGGTGGGAACTCTGGTCCATGAGCTTGCCCACACGGCGTTCAAGATCCTCCGCCAAGTCAACATCCCGGCCAACCACAAGCACCAAGAGGCATTCGCCTACCTTCAGCAGTGGTTGTTCGACGAGCTGAGAGAGACGCTGAACTGATATGGCCCGTCCCTCGTCCTTCACCCAGAAGCAGGCTGACTTGATCTGCGTGAAGCTTGCCAGCGGCCAGTCACTTCGGGCGATATGTGAAGCTGATGACATGCCTGACCGGACAACCGTGTTCAGGTGGCTTCGTGACCTTGAGCCGTTTCGCCTCCAATACATGCGCGCACGCGAAGATCAGGCCGAGACGATCTTCGATGAAATGCTCGAGATCGCCGACGATGGCGAGTTCGACTACGAGACCAAGAAGCGGGATGACGGGTCGGAATACGAGGCTGTAAACCACGACCACATCCAGCGGTCCAAGCTCAGGATCGAGGCGCGCAAGTGGGTCTTGGGTAAGCTTGCCCCGAAGAAGTACGGCGATCGCCAGGTGATCGAGCACGATGTGTCCGAAAGCCTTGCCGAGCGCATGAGGTCAGCCCGTGAGCGCAGCGGTCGCGCTTGAGCAGCAGCTGATCGACGATGTCGGCAGCTTCACGCATGACCCGCTGGGCTTCGTCAACTACGCGTATGACTGGGGGAAGGGCGAGCTAACTGGGCTGGAAGGCCCGCGAGAGTGGCAGGCTGAGGCGCTGGACGAGATCGGACAGGCGTTGCGTGATCCAGAACGCAGGCATCAGCCCATCCTCCTGGCGCGCGCTTCGGGCCACGGCATCGGCAAGTCAGCGTTCTTCGGGATGCTGGTCAACTGGGGCATGTCCACTTGTGAGGACTGTCGGATCGTGGTCACGGCCAACACCGAGACCCAGCTTCGGACGAAGACCTCACCGGAAATCGGCAAGTGGTTCCGGCTCTCGATCACGTCTGGATGGTTCGATGTCCAGGCGCTGAGCATCTCGGCCAAGGAGAAGGACCACTCCAAGAGCTGGCGTACCGATCTGGTCGCCTGGTCGGAGACCAACACCGAGGCGTTCGCCGGCCTGCACAACAAGGGCAAGCGGATCATCGTCCTGTACGACGAGGCCTCCGCCATCTCGGACAAGATTTGGGAGGTCACGGAAGGCGCGCTGACGGACGAGGACACCGAGATCATCTGGGTGTGCTTCGGTAACCCAACGCGCAACTCGGGCCGGTTCTTCGACGCGTTCAACCGGATGCGTCACCGCTGGCTGGCTCGGCAGATCGACAGCCGTACCGTCCCGGGCACCAACAAGACGCAGATTGCGAAGTGGATCGAGGACTACGGCGAGGACAGTGACTTCGTCCGTATCCGTGTTCGAGGACTCTTCCCGAGCGCTTCGGCGAAGCAGTTCATTGCGACATCCTTGGTCGAGGCAAGCCGCAAACGGGTGTTGGTCCCCAACTCTCAGGATCACGCGGCGAAGATCCTCACGCTCGATCCAGCTTGGTCCGGGGATGAGTACGTCATCGGTCTGCGGCAGGGCTTGTTCTACAAGACGCTGAAGACCTACAGGCAAGTGCAGGACGACGTCTGGTTGGCCAAGCAGCTCGCTGACTTCGAGGATGCACAAGGAGCGGACGCGGTGTTCATCGACTTCGGTTACGGCACTGGCGTCAAGTCAGTGGGTGACTCGTGGGGCCGCAACTGGCAGCTGGTTAGCTTCGGTGGCGCCTCATCCGATGCCCAGATGCTCAACAAGCGCGGCGAGATGTACAACGCTGGCAAGAAGTGGCTTGAGGAAGGTGGCGTTGTCGAGGACGACCAGATCCTGTGCGACGAGATCGCTGGACCTGAGTTCCGCGTCCGCCTCGACGGCAAGATCGTCATCGAGTCCAAGGAGGACATGAAGGCGCGCGGCCTGGCCTCGCCTAACCGGGCGGATGCCTGGGTGCTGTCGTTCGCCGCACCTGTTCTACCCAAATCCATGGCAGGCCGTCAGCAACAACAGACGACCGGCGCAAGCGAATACGACCCTTACAGGAGCCTCGGCTGATGTGCTTTGGCGGAACCCCGAAAGCGCCGCAAACCGCGGCTATCACCCCTGTCGTGCAGCCCTCGCAGGCGATCAGCGACCAGTCGAACATTGACTCGGCGGCTGAGAAGCGCCGGCTCCAGGCGTCCACCGGCCAGCAGGCGACCATCGTTACCGGCGGAAGCGGTGCCGGTCTCCCGACCTCGTCGTCCAAGTCGCTGATTGGCGGCTGACCGCATGGCAACCGACACCACCACCCCGACGAAAGAGCAGCGGTTCGATCGGTTCAAGAAGCGCGTCACTGCGCTGAAGAGCGACCGCAGCTCGTGGGAACCGCATTGGCGCGAGATCCAGCAATTCATCTCGCCGCGATCGGGTCGTTGGTGCCTTGCCGAGCAGAATCAGGGCCAGAAGAAGAACTTCCGCATCATCAACGGTGCGGCAACGCAGTCGAGCAAGACGTGTTCTGCCGGCATGATGTCGGGAAACACCAGCCAGACCCAGCCGTGGTTCCGGGTCATCACGCCTGATCCGGCCATGATGGAGATCGCCGCGGTCAAACTCTGGCTGCAGCAGGTCGAGACCCGCATGCGCGATGTCCTGGCCAACACGAACCTCTATAGCAGCCTGCCCAACATCTACCGCGAACTAGCTGATTACGGCACCGCTGTCCTGTGGGCTGAGGCTGATGACGACCAGGTGATCCGGTTCTACCCGCTGACCATCGGTTCCTACTGGATCGCCACAGACCACCGCCGCGACGTGGATACGCTGTATCGCGAAATCCGCATGACGATCCGCCAGGTCGTCAGTAAGTGGGGCATCGACGCGGTCAGTGAGGATACGAAGGCCAAGTATCAGAACGGCTCGTTCGAGGAGCCGATCGACGTTGCCCATATGGTCTGCGCCAACACCGACGCGGAGTGGGGCAAGGAAGACTCCAAGAACAAGCCGTGGGCCTCCTGCTACTGGGAGTGCGGCAAGGGTGCGCGCGGCTTCCTGAGTGAGTCTGGCTACGACCGCAAGCCATTCATGGCCCCACGATGGGACGTGCTTGGCGAGGACATCTATGGGTCATCCTGCGGCATGGACGCCATCGGCGATGCTAAGACGCTACAGGTCCGTGAGAAGCAGTTCGCCATGGCGGTGGACAAGCACGTAGACCCCCAGTTGCAAGGTCCTCCAGAACTTCGAAATGCGGGTGTGAGTGGCCTTCCTGGCACCGTTACCTTCGTCAACGCACTGGCGACCGGTGGCGCTGGCCTCAAGCCCATCTACGAGGTGAAGCCGGACTATCAGGGTGCGCTGGCCGATAAGCAGGACATCATCAGTCGTATCCGCTCGGCTTACTACGCCGACATATTCCTGATGATCTCGCAGGCTCAGGATCCGAACCGGACGGCGTACGAGGTCTCGCAGATCAAGGAAGAGAAGCTGATGACGCTCGGTCCGGTCGTTGGCCGGGTTAACACCGAGTTGCTGGATGGCATCGTCGAACTGACCTTCACGTTCATGCTTGAGAAGGGGATGCTCCCGCCGCCGCCTGACCAGCTTCAGGGTGTCGCGCTGAAGATCGACTACATTTCGATCCTTGCTCAGGCCCAGAAGGTCCTCATGACCGGATCGATCGAGCGCTTCGTGCAGTTCATCGGTGCATTGGCCCAGTTCAACCCTGCCGCCCTGGACAAGCTGGACACCGACCAGGCAGCAGACGAGTACGGCGCCGACCTCGGGGTTCCGCAGGGGATCATCGTGCCTGACGACAAGGTTGCGCAGATTCGCGCTGGTAGAGCACAGCAACAGCAGATGCAGCAGGCCATGGCCGCGGCTCCAGCGGTCAAGCAGTACGCCGATGCCGCCAAGTCTGCAGGCTCCGCAACGGTCGACCCATCCTCGGTTCTGGGTGGACTGGCTGCGCAGACCGACCCTGGCGCCCTTGCCCTCGCTAACGTGGGCCGCTGATGCGCATCACGGAGCAGGACAAGCAGCGGGCGCAGGAACGCGCCGAGCGGATCGAGCGCGCCCAACTGGCCGACATCAAGGCACTGATGGGCATACCTGCCTTCCGCCGCTACGCCAAGCGCTACCTCGGCATCTGCAACGTGTTCCAGACCACCTTCACCGGCTCGAGCGAGACCTTCTTCCGAGAAGGAAAGCGCGCGGTCGGCACCACGATGTTCGGCGAGATCATGAAGGTCACGCCGGAACGGTTCGCCGAGCTCATGGCAGAGAAGATGCCGGACGACGAGCCTGAGCCTGACCCAGACGACACCGACGACTAACCCTTTTCCCTGACCCGCTTCGGCGGGTTTTTTTATGCCCGGAGAAAGTTTCATGGCTGAGCAAGAACCCGCCGCGACACCCACCACGGAAGCGGCCGCCGATGCAAAGCCGGATGCGCAGACCCTTCTTTCAGGGGATGCGAAGCCTGCCGAAAGCGCCACCCCTGCAGCAACCGATGCGAAACCCGAGGGCGAAGCAAAGCCTGAAGGCGAAGCCGCCAAGCCGAAGGAAGGCGATGCGCCTGTCCTGAAGGCTCCGGAAAAGTACGAGTTGACCGCACCCGAAGGCTTCCAGCTTGAGCCTGAGACCACTGCGGAGTTCGAGACGATCGCCCGCGAATTCGATCTGGACAACGACCAGGCGAACAAGCTGATCCCTCTCGGCGCAAAGCTCGCACAACGCATCGAAGCAAAGCAGGCAGAAGCGCACGCGACGCAGGTTGCCCAGTGGGCAGACGCGGTACGCAACGACAAGGACATGGGTGGGGCGAACTTCGACGCCACCGTCACCACCGCCAAGAAGGCACTCGACCGCTTCGGCACGCCTGAGCTCAAGCAACTGATGGACACGTCGGGCTTCGGGAATCACCCCGAGATCGTCCGCGCCTTCCATCGCATCGGCCTGGCCATCGCTGACGACAAGTTCGTGAACGCCCCTTCGGGTGGCGGCACGAGCGGCAAATCGCTGGCGGCGCGCCTCTACGACCACCCCACTTCTCAGCCTTAAGAGGTAAGACCCCATGGCAACCCTTAGTGCAACCAACCTGACGCTGCTCGATGTCGCGAAGCGTCTCGACCCGGAAGGCAAGACCCTCGCGATCGCGGAAATGCTGTCACAGGAAAACGAGATCCTCGACGACATGCCGTGGATCGAAGGAAACCTGCCGACCGGCCACCGTACCGGCGTTCGTACCGGCCTTCCCGCCGCTGCCTGGCGCAAGCTCAACCAGGGCGTGCCGCGCAGCAAGTCCACGACCGCGCAGATCGACGAAGGTACGGCGATGCTCGAAGCCTGGTCCGACGTCGATAAGGACGTGGCCGAGCTCAATGGCAACACGCTGGACTTCCGCCAGTCCGAATCGTCCGCCTTCATCGAGTCGATGAACCAGACGATGGCCCAGACGTTGTTCTACGGCAACTCGGTCGCCGCTCCGGAATCGTTCCTCGGCCTCGCGCCGCGCTTTGATGACGTGCCGACCACGGCCGGCGGCGCCGAGAACCGCGACAACGTGATCGATGCCGGCGGCACGGGCTCGACCAACACGTCCATCTGGCTCGTCGCGTGGGGCCCGAACACCATTACGGGCATCTACCCGAAGGGTTCGAAGGCGGGTCTGCAGCATGAAGATCTCGGACTGGACACGGTGCTGGATGCCAATGGAAACCCGTACCGCGCCTACCGCGATCACTACCAGTGGAAGTGCGGCATTGCCATGAAGGACTGGCGCTACGTGGTCCGCATTGCAAACATCGATGTCACCGCCCTGGTGGCCGATGCCTCGGCCGGCGCGAAGCTGATCAACCTGATCACCCAGGCGCTTGAGCGCATCCACAGCCTCAACGGTGTCCGTCCGGCGTTCTACATGAACCGCACGGTGCGCTCGATCCTGCGTCAGCAGCAGGTCAACGCGGTGAAGGGCTCGACCCTGACGGTCGAAGAGCTCTACGGCAAGCGCGTGCTGATGGCGTCTGAGGTGCCGGTCCGCCGCACCGACGCGTTGCTCAACACGGAAGCACGCGTGACCTGATCGAACTGACCCATGGGCGCGCCGGGAGACCGGCGCTGCTCGAAACCCCTTCGCTTTCAGAGGTACACCTCATGATTCTCGACGCACTGCTTGAAATGTCGGACGCACAGGCGGTCACCGCCACGGCGATCTCGACCAACGTTATCGACCTCGGCCCGATTGCCGACAACCCGACCCGTGATATCGGCACCGGTGAAGACGTCTACTGGGTGATCTCGGTGGACACGACCTTCGTCGGCCTAACCACGCTGCAGGCTGCACTTGTGTCCGACACCACCGTGGGCCTGCAGTCCGCTCCGGTCACACACGTCACGACCATCGCGATCCCGCTTGCCGCGCTCGTGGCTGGTTACCAGTACGCCGTGAAGCTGCCGGGTGGCAGCTACAAGCAGTACCTCGGCACCCAGTTCACCGTCGTCGGCACCGGCACCGCGGGCAAGGTCAACTCGTTCCTGAGCAAGGATGTCCAGGCTTATCGCGCCTACGCCGATCGCCAGCCGATCGCCGGCAACGCCTGATAGGAGGGCTGATCCATGACTGGTTCGAAGAAAGCTGCACCGCGGGAGAAGGAAGTGACCTTCGACCCGACTCCGTATCGCGTGCTCGAAACCTCGTTCATCAACAGCTCGCTGCATGCCGCCGGCACGGAACCTGTGTTCCTGCCGACCGGCGTGGAGGCTGGGTCCAATCTGGAGCCGGTCAACGGATCCAGTGATGAAGGTGACGGCGGGAACGAGTTCCTTGACCGTCCGATCCCGGAGATCGTCGCCGATCTCGAAGCCTCGACGGACGAGGAACTGGCCGCCCACCTTGCTGCCGAGGAAGCCGGCAAGAACCGCAAGGGCGTGACGGGCGCGATCGAGAAGGAAATCGAAGCCCGCAAGGACGCATAACGCACCACGACGGCCCGGCTTCGGCTGGGCCGTCCTCATTCCCTGGGACGCCATGACCTCTTCGATCGACACCTTCAACCGGGCGCTGTCTCGCATCGGCATTGACCAGTTCATCGCTGATCCGCTCGAGTCATCGAAGTCCGGTGATCTCTACCGGACGTGGTACGACGCCTGTGTCGATCGGATGCTCACGGACTTCCCATGGAACTTCGCTATTCGCGTCGTGGCACTCGCTGAGCTGGCGAGCGACGAGACGCCCGGGTGGCAGAAGAAGTACGCCTACCCCGTTGACTGCCTGATGGTTCGGCAGATCACGGATGCCTCGGGTGCGCGTTCCGCGCTTTCTGGCTACTACGGGGCGTATGGCTATGGCATGGGCGACTACTACAGCCTGATCCGCCGTCAGGTGCCGTTCGAGGTCATGAACGATCTGGACGGCACGGCTGTATCGAAGGTCATCGTCACCGATATGCCTGAGGCGTACTGCCTCTACGTCGTTCGGGTCACGGACCTCAATCTCTTCGATTCCCTGGCGCTATCCGCGCTGGAATGGTTGATCGCCAGCGAGATCGCCGCACCGTTCCATGGCATGCCCACGGGCATCAACACCGCCCAGGCCGCCGGCCAGCAATACCGCGCCGCGCTCAACGCCGCTCACGTCCGTTCCGCCAATGAATCTGGCGCGGACTACCGACCCGAGTCCCCGGCCATTTCCTGCCGATGAAGATTGTCCAGCCATCATTTACGGGCGGAGAGATCAGCCCGGCCCTGTATGCGCGCGTCGACCTACAGCGCTATGCGACGAGCCTGAAGACCTGCCGGAACTGGATCGTATCCAGCTACGGCGGCGTCTATAACCGGCATGGCCATAGTTTCGTCGCCCCGACCAAGGCTAGTGGAGCGTCGGTGTCGCGGCTCATCCCATTCCAGTTCAGCATCACGCAGAACTACGTCGTCGAGATGGGCGATCGGTACGTCCGGTTTTACGCGAACGGGGCGCTAGTCATGAACGGCGGCGTTCCTTCGGAGGTCGCTACCCCGTGGTCGGCCGCGGAGATATGGGATGTCTCTTACTCCCAGTCAGCCGATGTGATGTACCTGACGCACAGCTCACACCCGCCACAGAAGATCACGCGGACCACGGCAACCACGTTCTCAATCTCGGCGTACGACCCCGCCGAAGGTCCGTTCCAGCCGGTGAACCCTGACGAGTCGGTGAAGATGGCCGTATCGGCGATCGTCGGGAACGTCACCATTAGCTGCAATTCTCCGATCTTCACGCCGAACATGGTTGGCATGTTCCTCTACCTAGAGAACAAGAACCTATCGGCGATCAAGCCTTGGACATCCGGGGAAAAGGGTATCGGTGTCGGCGCCTTTCGCCGGAACGCCGGTAAGACGTACCAGGTAACAGCGGTGTCGACAGGTGGGAGCTACCTTCTCACTGGCGGAAACGCTCCAGCACATGACCAAGGGACGCAGTGGGATGGCCCGGGTGACGTCCGAAACGATGGAACTAACACCTACTCGGTTGGTGTCGCATGGACCTATGTCGACTCGGGCTACGGAATCGCCAAGATCACGGCGTATTCCAGTGCTAACGCCGTGAATGCCCTGGTGACCAAGCAGATGCCATTCAACGTCGTCGGTGGTTCCGGCACACCTGGTGGAACATGGACCGCCACCGGCAATGGGTCGACGTTGACCTTCCCGATCGCCGGCAACATCTCCAACGATGTCAGCCTCTACGCGGTGACGATTGGCGGAACTCCGGTCCAGTCCAACCCGAACTACCAGCCGAATGCCGGTGGTCCCGTGAGCAACTGCGTTGCCGTCGACATGATCATGCCGGGAGGATTCACGGCTGGCGAAGCCGATGGACGAGTGGCGAAGTGCGTCGAGCACGCCACCCTTAAGGTGTTCGAGCAAGCAGCGACGGTTCATGACATCGCCCCCGAGCCCTGCTGGCTTGCGGTTTCCGAGTCGGGCGCGTGGGTGATCTTCTCCAAGTGCACGAAATGCGAGACCCGTGAGCGCGGCTACGTCTTCGGTGACGAACTTGCTGGGCTATCACTTCCTGTGTCGGGTGATGACATGAAGCCTCGCTGGGAGCGGATCGTCGAAGTGGAGGACGCTGGTATGCACTGGGTCGCAAAGATCGGCACTGGAGATCACAACTACCTCGCAGGCGGTGACGCAGGCCGCTACATCTCCACCCACAACATGATTCCGGCGAAAAACTGATGGCACAGGGCTGGAACATCTCAAATACGGCGCACACGATCACGTTCCTCGAGGCTCCCGCTAATGGCGCGGCGATCTCCATCAAGGAGTATGCGCAAGGTTCGGTAAACGCATCTGACCTCTGGGCGCTTGGTGCCTGGGGTGACGCCGTGGGATACCCGGGGGAAGTTGAGTTTTTCGCGAGCCGCCTGTTCTTCGCCGGCACTACGAACAACCCTCAGACGATCTGGTCTACCAAGATCAACAACTACAACAACTTCGGCAAGAGCGTTCCGACCGCGGACGACGATGCGATAACGGCAACGCTCAATGCCAAGCAGGTCAATGCCATCACCGACCTGATCCCCCTTGCCAACATGATCATGCTCACCACGGGTGGCGAGTGGAAGACAGGTGGCGGATCAAACGATGTGCTTACGCCGTCGACGGTCAGCTTCAAGCCGCAGTCCCAGTACGGGGCGTCGAAGGTTCCCGGGTTGATCGTGGGTGACTCTGGACTATTCGTTCAGGGGCGTGGTTCGTATGTACGGGACATCGGGTATCAGTTCGCCGTCGATTCGTACACAGGTAATGACCTCACGATCTTCGCCTCGCACCTCGTTCAGGGGTTCCAGATCGTCGACTGGACCTACCAGCAGTCACCGTTCTCGGTGGTGTGGGCAGTGCGCAACGACGGGACCCTTCTAGGGCTCGCTTATTTTAAAGAGCAGCAGGTCAGTGGATGGTTCCACTGCGACACGACAAACGGCATTTACGAGTCCGTGTGTTCCATCACCGAGAACGGCACCGACGTGGTGTACGTGATTGTTCGTCGGGTCATCAATGGGCAGACCGTACGCTACGTTGAACGTCTTGGAGATAGGTTCTTCTCAGACCAGAGAGATGCTTTCTTTGTCGATGCGGGGCTGAGCTACGACGGGCGTAACTCGAATGGCTACGTCGGTCAGACGATGCTACTCACTGGCGGCGTCACCTGGTCTGATCAGGAAGACATCACCATGACCTGCGCTACAGCAAGGTTCACTCCGGATAGCGCCGGGTGCTGGGTCAAGCTGTATGGCGATGATGTCGACCCCCGCGTAGTGGAGATTCGTGCCTACGTCTCGCCAACGGTCGTCACGGTCCGGGGCATCGGAGCGATCGAGCCGCTATTCCAGAATTCACTCATATGGATCTGGGACTACTGCCCGCTGAAGTTCAGTGGTATCGATCATCTTGAAGGCGAGACGGTTTCAATCCTTGCAGATGGCAGCGTGATCGACCCGACAGAGGTGGTAAATGGGTCCATCACACTCGATTACCCAGCGGCCGTTGTCCATATCGGTCTGCCTATCATCGCTGACTTCGAAACCCTTGAGGTAAACGTCATAGGCCAGGAGAGCGTGCGCGATAAGCGGAAGACCATCAGTAAGGCTTCGCTCGTCGTCAATCAGAGCCGCGGCCTCAAGGTAGGCCCAGACCCTACCCGTCTTCGCGAGACGCCGCCACGCGTCGTGTCGGACGGGTATTACAACCCCAACAGCCTGCAGAATGATCTTGTCGAGGCATACATCGATACGACGTTCAGCACGAGCGGTAGGATCTTCGTTCGCGAAGACCAGCCATTGCCGGCTTGCATCCTTGGTGTCATTCCTGACGTGAGCGTCGCTGGTGGTTGATATTCAGTTCGTTCCTGTTGAGGAATGGCACATCCAGCACGTTGCCGATCACATGCGCGCTGAGGATGTGGCTGAGGTCATGGCGCTTGGTGCGCTGACGCCCCGCGCCGCACTCGACCTAAGCCTATCTCACCACGGAGATACGTGGACGGCCACGTTCGATGGTGAGCCGGTAGCGATCTTCGGAGTCATCCCTGTTTCGATACTGAGCAACGCCGCGATTGCCTGGTTGCTTGGCACAGATCTTCTGGTCAAGCACTGGCGAGCCTTCGCGCGGGTATCGATATCGGTCCTCGCCGAGGTCCATGGCCGATATCCCGTCTTGGTCAACGCGACCCACACCGAAAACACCCTTGCGATCCGCTGGCTACGCTGGCTCGGGGCGAAGGTCGACATTCACGGAAACGAAGCGAGATTCCTCCTATGTGCTACGTAGCCATCCCGTACATCATTGCGGCGGTGACGGCCGCCAGCGCCGTCTACAGCGCCGACCAGCAGCACAAGCAGGGCCAGTATCAGGCGGACGTTGCCGATCAGAACGCGAAGCTAGATGCGCAGCAGGCGAAGAATGCTGCGGCCAACGGCGACTATGCCGCCGATCAGGCGCGAATACGCGGGAATCTTGCACGAGGGAATCAGCTCGCGTCGTTCGCGGCCAACAACGTCGACAGCACGACTGGCAGCGCCGCAGACATTCTTGGTGACACCGCCATGTTCACCGCGCAGGACGAGCGCCAGGCGCGGACGAATGCCGCCCTGAAGTCCTATGGCTTCCAAGTGCAGGAACTCAGCGACCAGGGCTCGTCGGCGTATGCCAAGTATCAAGGCAACTCTCAGGCTACCGGCACGCTGATCAACGGAGCGGCGAGCTCTCTTGGTTCCTATAACCGATACAGCACGAGCCTTGGGAAGTAGCGCATGACGATCAACGTACCGCGTGTCTCAGGCGGCCAGGTTGACCCGATATCGATGCCCGGCGTTCGCGCCTTTGGCGGTCAGGGAAGTCCTGATGGAGGCATTGGTCAGGCCACCACGAATCTAGCCAATGCCTTCGGTGAAGTTCAGGTCAGGGAGCAGCAGAAGGCGGATGCAGCAGTTCTGAACAACGCCCGCGTCCAGCTTTCAGACCATGAGCGCCAGTGGTTCGACCCGAGCAACCAGCAGGGCGTCTACAGCTATCAGGGCCAGAATGGCCTACAGGTTCCCAAGGTCGTCAACGATGACCTGACCAGTTATTCCCAGACGCTACGGCAGGGGATGACGCCGAGCCAGCAACAGGGCTTCGACCGGATCTATGCAGACCACCGCAATCAAGTACTCGACCGTGCCAATACCTACGCCCTGGGCCAGAAGAACGAGTTTGAGCAGCAGGCTTTCACGGGTGCCGTGGGAAGTGCGGCGAGCTCGGCGACGACCAAGGCCGCTGCCGGCGACGTGGATGGTGCCGAAGCGGCGCGCATGGATGGCATCAACTCCATTGCCCAACATGGCCAAGCACAGGGGTGGGATGAGGGCTACACCCGCTTCACGATCGACAAGTTCAACAAGGGCATCGACGCGGCGGTCCAGAAGGCGAACGAGGACAACGTGCAGGCAATGATCCTGCAGGACCCGAACGGCACGCTTAATGACCTTTCCGCGCGCCTGAAAATCGGCCAGTACGGCACCCCGGGCCCGACTGCCGGCGGTGATGCCAATGCCCCGCGTGGTGTGCGAAACAATAACCCTGGCAACTTGATCCAGTCGGATGTGAACTGGGAGGGCAAGACCCCGTCTGCCGACACCAAATACGAGTCGTTCGCCACGCCAGAGCATGGTATCCGGGCGATGGCTCTCAACGCTCAGCACATACAGGGCACCGGAAAACAGACTCTTTCCCAGATCATCCCGGTATGGGCGCCGAAGTCGGAGAACGACACGGCCGCCTACATCGCCGATGTCGCCAAGACCATGGGTGTCGATCCGAACGGCGCTATCGACCTGCAGAACCCGGCAACCCTGTTGTCCTTCACGCAGGCAGTGATCGGTCATGAGAACGGACCCGGCGACCACTACACGCCGCAGCAGATCCAGACGGGCGTGGATGCCGCACTGGGTAAAACGAGGCTGCCGAGTACGCGGCCGGCGGTGTCTGTGAGCGATGGCGGCATCGTAGTTCCCGGCGCGCAGCCGCACGATGGCCAACTCGGCAAGTCGGGAAACCCAGCCATCGATGCGCTGGACACCGGAACGCTGGTGCAGATGTATGACCGCGCACGCAGCGAAGTGAATCGGAAACAGGTCGAGGGGAGGGGCTCACTTGAGCAGCGCGTCACGGACGATACGGCGGCCTTCCAGAGTGGCAAGTCCGTAGCCCAGCCGTTGACCCTCGGCGAGTTCACGGGTGCGTATGGCGATCAGGCCGGCATGGTCAAGTACGGCGCCTACCAGGCGAACCAGCAGCTCGGCCAGGACTTACAAACCGTCGCGACCCTGACGCCGGAACAGATGCAGGACATGGCCGTCGCGCGTGCCCCGCAGCCCGGTGATGGCTTCGCGGTGAAGCAGCAGGCGCACAACTCGCTGATCTCGGCCATGGACCAGACGATCAAGTCCCGCGCTTCGGATCCTGTGCTGTGGGCCCAGACCGCCGGCATCGGTGGCTTCGGCAACCTCGACACGTCATCGCCTGACAAGATCGCCAACTCGATCGCTGCGCGCGCCGGTCCGGCAGCTACCATTTCCCAGACCTACCAGACGCCCTATCGCCTACTGACCAAGCAGGAATCCACGGCCTTCTCGTCCTTCCTCAACGATCAGCCGGCGACCGTCAAGGCCGAGACGATGGGCAAGCTATCGAATGCGCTTCAGCCTTCGGATTACGCACAGATCGTCAGTCTGGTGAAGCCGAACTCCCCGACGACGGCCATCGCCGGCCAGATCATGGGTGCGCAGCGCGCCGCGCAGGTCGGCACGACAGGATCACTGTGGTGGAAGTCGCCTGATCAGATGGACGCGACGACCATCGCCCAGACGATGCTCACTGGCGACGCCCTGATCAACCCGACCAAGGCTGACAAGGACGCCAATGGCGTGCCGAAGTTCGCCATGCCCGGTGATGGTGGGGCCAATGGCTTGCGAACGGTGTGGTCAGCCCAGGTGGGTGATGCCTTCCGTGGTGACCCGGATGGCGAGACACAGGGCTATCAGGCATTCCGCGCGATGTACGCCGGCCTTGCTGCGAAGAAAGGCATATCTGACGGAACGATGGACGAGACGATTGCCCAGCGCGCCGCGCGCGCGACCGTGGGCAACGTCACCGACTGGAATGGGAAGGTCGTGATACCGCCCTACGGAATGGATTCGAACACCTTCAAAGATGCCGCCGCCGACGCGTGGCGCGGGGTGAAGGCCACCGTCCCCGATGCCTTCGATGTCGATGTGGGAAGTTACAACCTAGATCGCGTGGGTGATGGCGCCTACGCCGTCAGTAATGGCCAGGCCCCAGTCCGCGACGAGAGTGGCAGGCCGGTCATTCTGCGCATCTCTCCGAGTTATACGCGTGGCCCTGATCCCGGCACGCAGAGTGCGCGCGAAGAAGGGCGAAAGGCTCGTGATGAAGGGCTCTTGATAGGCGGGCCGAAGATCACCTTCGATTCTGGCGATGCGACTGGCCAGGCATCTACCCCGGCCACGGTGGTGAATCAGTGACCGACCTCAACGAAAACGGTCTTGGCGCTGACGAGCAGTCGCGCTTCGACTCGCTCTACGGGACGCAGCCGCAGGCACCCGCGGTTCCCAATGGCCCGGGCATCTTTACCGGCGCGCCGAAGGGACTGGCTGGTATCCCTGCAGGCGCGGCCGGTGTCGCGCTGTCCACGGCCAGCTTTGCCACGGACGCCAACGACGTTCTTGGTAACACCTACGCCGACGCCATCGGCTACCGCGGCAGCATGCAGGACGCGCCGTGGAATCAGCAGCACCGCGCGATCGACGAATACCGCAAGGAGACGGCGGACTTCTACCGACCTGACGCGGCCACGACCGGCTTTGTCGGGCAGACGCTTTATGGCGTGTCCGACGTGCTCACCCGCGTCGTTGCTGGCAATGCGATCCTTCCCGGATCTGGCCTTGCCGCAGGTGCGCTGACCAGCGGGTACGAGCGATCGGCTGACCTTCAGGATCAGGGCGTCGACGCCAACACCGCGTTCGGGTCCGGCGCGCTCACGGCGGGTTCGCTACTGGCGGGAGGCTTCGCTGGCACGGTGGGGAAGACGGTCGCCGCCCGGGTTGCCTCGGGTGCCGCGACGAACCTTGCCTTCGGCACAGGCACGCGCGCGCTGGACTCGGCCGTTCTCTCGAGCAACGGCTACACCGAGCAGGCCCAGCAGCAGAAATGGAACGATGCGGCATCCATCGCCTCAGATCTGGTTATCGGCGGCGCCTTTGGCTTCCTCCCCCATGGCACGACTGAGCGCCCGGCCATCAATGCCGACACTATCGACTCAGCCATCACGGCGAAGAATGCTGATAGCGTGGCGCAAGCGGCCCCCGGCGTGCCCATTGATGCGCGCTCAGCCGCAGCCCACGTCGACGCCCTGGACACAGCAACCGGGCAGTTGATGGATGGCCAGGCCGTTGCCGTCGACCCGATCGGGCGGGATACCAGTTTCCTCGACCGCGGAGAGACAACCGTTCTTCGCACGCCGACAGAGGCGGCCGACATTGTCGATCGTCGCCTTGCTGCACTGGATGACGTGGCAAAGGGCGTCCGGCCAAAGTCGGAGCTGCAAAGCCTGTTCAGTGAAGCAGGAGACCTCGAAGACTTGCTCCGTGAGCAGTACCGGAATGACGAGCAGGGCGTGGTGGTCTCACCAGAGAATCGCCTTTCGCCGGAGGACCGTGCGTTCGCAGAGAACCGCCTTGCTGATATCCGGAAAGAAGTCGAAGCCAGCCGTAGTGCTGTGTGGGCAGACGCCGAGGCCACGCGGCTGCGCAACAAGCTGGCACGAAACACAGAGGATGGTGACCTTGTTCGCATTGCTAGGGGCATTCATCCCGAGCAGGTAGAACCCGCCAAGATCGTCCCGCGCCCCATCGAATCCGATATCCGCGATGCCCTCGTGGACAATGGGGTCCGTACTGATGAGATCGAAGGCGTCGAGCGGGATACAGAGGCCGAGCGTGCCAGCGGATCCCTGATGGATCGGCTGAACGCCAACCCTGACCAGTTGTTTGCCGACTATGCCGCGCGCCCGGAGTCTGAAGGCGGCCGCGTCCTCAATACCGATACCGCACGCGAGCTTTCCCCGGAGTATCTTGCCGACCGGACCCGATCGGCCGACGTACACGAGGCCGCCAGCGAGACGGTGAAACGCCTGTATGCCAAGAAGCTGGCCGCACCGACGCCGGATGGGCTTGATCCAACCGTCCTATTCACGGCCGGAGGAACGGGCGCAGGCAAGAGCACGGCGATCCGTGGTCTTTCGGCGGATATTCCGTCGCCGGAGATCGTCTATGACACCAACATGAACACGTATGCCTCGGCTGAGAAGAAGATCCAGCAGGCATTGGACGCTGGCCGAGACGCCACGATTCTCTACGTCTACCGTGACCCGGTGGAAGCCTTGACTGGCGGTGCGTTGCCCCGCGCCGAGCGGCAGCGGGCCGAGTTCGGCAGCGGTCGCACGGTTCCTCTGGCAGAGCACGCCCGCACTCACCTTGGCGTTCGCGATGTGATCGACCGGCTGTCGGAGAAGTACAAAGACGATCCACGCGTCAGAATCAAGGCGTACGACAACAGCCGTGGGCGAGATAACGGCGGTTTCGCCGACCTTGCGGACATTCCAAGGGTGGAGCAAAATGGGCTACATGAAAGGCTTAAAGCTGCCCTGGACCAAGAACACCAAGCCGGAAGAGTCTCAGACTCGACCCGAGCAGGGTTCGACGCGCCAGGACGAGCGGAACCAGTATCACGAGAAGCTATTTCAGGCACTCGGCGAGAATCTACGCAAGAACGGCAAGTAACCGAGCGTGGCCCCGCTGACACGTCGCCAGGCGACGCAGCAGATGGCGGACTTCAAGACGCTGGACGCCCGAAGCCGGGAAATCCTGACGCAAATCCAGAAGCTAAGCCGCGAACTGGCCTCGATCCGGCTAGAGATGCTGAAGTTGAGCTCGCCCGCCAATCGGTCGAAGAATCCCCTGACCTCGTCCTAGAGGACGGGACCACCGCAGCAGACGCCATGCGCGCTGCGGACCACGAAGTAGCCCAGGCAGAGAAGACAGGCTCAGGCATCCAAGCCGCGATCGCCTGCTTCCTGCGTTTCGGAGAGGACGCGGCATGAGGCAGGAATGCATCAAAGCGGTCGGCGCAGCGCTTGGCCGCACGCCTAACCAGGTCGAAACCCGAGACATCGAGAACCGCATCCGTGCAGCAATGCGCGAGATGGCGCAGGCCGACCCGCAGGGCTGGCAATCGCTGTCCCAGAGCGATCGCCTGCAGCAGGCTGGACAGAAGGCCGCTACCGGAATCCTAGCCGAGGCCGCGAAGAAGAGGCACCGCACGGCGATGGCGATCCTCGCTCATGACCGGATGCGCAACTATATCGACAGCCAGGTGGCCGCCGGCAACGACAAGAATGGCGTCACCGCGCTCGAACGCATGCTCGTCGGGCGGTCGGATGGCAAGAACAACATCACCTCGCTGGAGGGCCAGATTCATGGCATCCAGTCGACGGCCTCCACATTCCTGACCCGGACGTGGGATGTGGCCGGCGGGAAGTTCCTGAAGCTGATTCGCGATAAGCAGGCTGAGGCCGTCATGGTTCGCGCGCTGCATGGCGACGCCGGTGTCCCGAAGGAGTTCAAGGACGCGGCGGCCGACTTCCACGAGATCGCCGAGCGGCTTCGCCAGCGGTTCAACGCAGCCGGCGGCGACATAGGCCGTCTTGAGAACTGGGGAATGCCGCATAGCTGGTCCCAGGCTCGTCTACTGGACGCCGGCAAGCAGGCGTGGACCGACACCATGCTTCCCCTCATGGATCGCAGTCAGTACCTCCACGAAGACGGCAGGACGTTCACCGATCCCGAGATGCGCGCATTCCTCGACGAGGCTTGGAAAAGCGTGGCTACTGGCGGGGCCAACAAGGTGATCGGAAAGGAGCGGGTAGGCGGCGGCATCAAGGCGAACCGCGGCAGCGCAGAGCGTCAGATCCACCTCAATGGACCGGAAGCCTACGGCCAGGCCATGCAGACCTTCAGTGAGCGCGGAGTCATGGATGCCATGATGGGCCATGTCAATCGGATGGCGCGGGATATTGCCCTGGTCGAATCGTTCGGTCCGAACGCGGACCGTCAGTTTTCGCACTTTCTGGAGCAGGAATCTGCCAAGGCGATTGAAGCCGATCCCAAGAAGACGGGGACGGTCGGGCGTCAATCTGACTTCACCGAGCGACTTTACAACTATCAAGCCGGCAACGGCGCCGCTCCACCGGAGTCCTTCCACGGCAAGGCCATTCAGGTATGGCGGGATCTCAACGTCCTGAAACTTGGCAGTACGGCGATCTCGTCCATCGGCGACTACGCGACGATTTACCTGACCGCGCACGTCAATGGCATCCCGAAGTTCAAGATTTTCATGAACGAGATTCGGGCACTCAACCCTTTCGACACCACGGAAAAACGCATGGGTGAGTCGGCCGGTCTCATGGTCCGCGAGTACGCGCAAGCCATGTCCCGATTCGGTGGCGATGTCGGCGCGCACGGCTGGTCGTCGAAACTGGCCAACACCATGATGAAGGTGTCGCTACTGCCGTATCTGACCGAGGCCCGCCGCCGCGCCTTCAGCTACGGGATGATGGATCAGGTCGGCAAGGCCGTCCGCGACTTCGACAGCATCGCCAAGCTCAACGAGACCGACCAGAAGTTCATCAAGCACTCCGGTATCACGGATGCAGACTGGGCAGTCCTCCGCCTGGCCAAGCCCGATGCATGGGGTGGTAACAGCGCACTGCTGTCCCCCGAGTCGATCTACCGCATTCCGGACAGCGCCATCGCCGGCATCACCAACGAGAGCCCTAACCTGGCTCGTGACCGCGCTGCGTCTAACCTCATGGCGCTGGTCATGGCTGAGCAGGACAGGGCAGTCATTGAGCCGGGAGTGAAGACGCGCGTTCGCCTCGGTGCGGACAAGTCGGCCGATGGGCTCGGTGGATTCATCGCAAAGAGCTTCTCCCTGTTCAAGTCGTTCTCCTTCGAGCTGACCTACCAGCACATGGATCGCGCCATCAACGCTTTCGAAACCAAGCGCGGCTCGACAGCCTACATGGCGGCCCTTATTGCCAGTTCGACGGTAGCCGGCGTTATCGCCAACTCCATCAAGGACCTTGTGGCAGGCCGAGATCCACGAACGCTCAACCCGGAATCGACCGATGGACGGAAGAACTGGGTGGCGGGCCTGGTGACCGGTGGCGGGCTGGGCCTTTACGGCGACTTCCTCGTGAACACCTATGGCTCCCGCGGCAACACGCTGGCAGAAACCATTGGCGGTCCCCTTGTGGGCGATGCGTCTGTCGTTCTCAATGCCGCCCAGCAGGCGGTGGCAAGCTCGAGCGACCCCGAGGCAGACGTAGCGAAGAAGCTACGCCCTGTCGGCGCCAATGCAGTCAACGCGCTGAAGGCGTATGTGCCAGGGGCTACACTTTTCTACACGAAAGCCGCCATGGACAGGCTGATCTTCAACCAAGTTGCCGACTATTTCTCGCCGGGATACCTAGCCCGGATGAAAGCTCGAGCGAGACAGCAGCACCGATCAAGCTGGTGGGAGCCCGACGAGGCCGCGCCAAGCCGCGCACCTAACCCCGAAACTATCGCCAACTAACCCGCCACTGAGCGGGTTTTTTATTGCCCGGAGAAACACATGCCCGTCACCACCACGAAGAGCTCGAAGACGTTCCAGGGCAACGGCGTCACAGTGATTTTCGACTGCGATTTCCGCATTTTCGAAGCATCGGACATCGTAGTTTCCAAGGTTGATACGTCCACAGGGACTAAGGTCGATCTGGCGCTCAATACCGACTACACGATATCCGGGGCGAACGACGACGACGGGTTCACCGTGACGACATCGGCGCCCGTTCCTACAGGAATCAATCTACTGGTTCGTCGCGCAGTTCCTTTCACCCAGCCAACAAGTTTCACGAACCAGTCTCGCTTCTTCCCTGTCCTTCATCAGGATATGGCCGATCGACTGGAAATGCAGATCCAGCAGATCAGTGAGCAGGCGACGAGGGTTATCACGTACCCCGATGGGCTCGGAAGCGAATTTTCCGGTGAGCTTCCCTATCCCATTCCGGGGAATTTCCTCGGCTGGAATTCGGACGGTACGAAACTCGTCAACGCTGGAAGTGCAATCGGAACGGCCCTAGGATTTCTCCAGAAGGGAATAAATGCCGTCGTAAGATTCGCCCAGGACAAGCTTCGCGAGCGCGTATCTCCAGAGGACTTTGGCGCGGTTGGTGATGGCGTTGCCGATGACACGGTAGCCATCAACCGAGCGCTCGCTTCTCTCACAGTAGGTGGCGAGCTGTACCTTCCCGGTAAGTACCTGGTCAGCGGGCCGGTAAATCTTTCGGTCGCGGGCACCTCCATCCGGGGAAAGAACTGGAATAGCAGCACGATTACATCGTCGAACCCGACTGCGACGATCATCAACATCACTGGCGATCAGTGCATGGTTGACAACATCTGCCTCACTTACAGCGGATCTACGCCGACAACGACAGCGGCAAAAGCTATCTCTGTTATCTCGCAGAACGTGTCTCTCAGCAACTTCCGCATTCTCAACGTTGGCATCGGCGTCTTTGCCGCCAATAGCTACGTCCTTCACATGGTGAATTTCCAGATACAGACGTTCTCTCAGGCCGGCATCTTCTACAGCAACTGGATCGACAGCTATGTCGCGAACTTTGTCATCCAGGCATCAGTGGGCGCCGCGTTCGGCCAGCTTGGAGGAATCTACGCGCAGTCCATGCAGGCTCTCACCATATCTGGCGGCGATATCCTTGCAGGGGCGCACGCGGTCAACATGACCAACTGCGCCTACTGGCTGATGACGAACCTCTACATGGACAGCACGCGACAGGAGTCGCTTCTGTTGCAGAGTAGTTTCTTCTGCACGCTGACGAACTGCTGGTTCTCCGGTGGTCGTGGCGCTGGGACACCAGCTACAGGGTGCTTCATCGGTTCGGGAAACAACATCAAGCTTGTCAACTGCCAGATGTATAACAACGGCGGTAGTGGTGCATTCGTGGGCTCCACAGCTATGCACATATCGTTCGACTCGTGCTCTATCGACAGCAACGGACAGCTAGCTACGGCTGGGACAGCTCATGGCATCGTCATCGACGCAGGGTGCCAGTATTTCACGATCCGCGGTTGCTCCATCCGTAACTCGATCGTTGGATCGAACCAGACTTATGGCATCTTCATCAACACGGGTAACAGTGATTTCTTCGTGGTGACCGACAACCTGATCGGTCCTAACACGACAGGATCCATTTTCAACGGGGCCGCTGGCAGAAATGTCGTCATGAGCGACTCAAACATCGGCTACAAGCAGCCGTTCATCACGCAGTCCGCCTTCACGAGCGGATGGGTGAACTACGATGCCACGAACAACCCAGTCGGTTACCTAAAGGATGAGTCCGGTATCGTGCACCTGAGAGGTGCCTTGAAGAGCGGCACGCTAGGGACCATCGCGTTCGTTCTTCCCACCTCTATGAGGCCAGAAAAGACCGTCAACCTTTCTGTTGTTGGATCGCTTGCCGGGGCCGCTGGCTGGATCTACGTGACAGCGGCTGGTGAGGTGACCCTGCAGACAGGAAGCACGACGTTCATGTGCCTAGATGGCGCTTCGTTCAAGGCGAACGGATAGGAATAGGCTCAATATCCGCCTTGGTCCTATGGATGGAAGCCAGAAGCGCATCCTTCACCCGCGACGATAGGTGTTTCTCAATGTACTTGTTCGCGAGAGACGCAACCAGCAAGGCGATCGGGATGGCGCATAGGAGGAAGCCTACGGTGTGCGTCACCGGCTCCTTGCCCATCTTGGTGAGAATGGTGGTGATGATCGTGAAGGCGATCAGGTGGAATAGATAAAGGGAGTACGACACGTCGCCCAGCCACATTAGTGCCCGATGCACGCGCGGCGGGTACGATCGGTAAACCACAGCCGATGTCATGAAAGCTGCAATCAACGGCCATCCCCAGTTGGCCACGCCATGGAAATTGGCGTGGCCAGACATTGGCCACCACAGGGCAAAGGCCCATGTACAAGCTACGGCAACGTAACCTGGGATACGCGGCACAACAGGATCGAGGCGATAAACCATACCGACGACGACGCCGGCAACGAAGTTCCAGATGATCGGACTTGTCATCTGGTCTAGGTATGCAATCGGGAGGTGATAATCGTTCGTTGGAGTCAGGGACACTGTGCCAGTGAAGATTAGCGGGACGGCTATAAGTGAGAAAGCCATGAAACTGAAGAACGCGAACCATCGATACCGACCTGCCAGCATCGACACCGCGAACACCAGGTAGAAGTAGAACTCGAAGTTGAGCGTCCAGCCGATGGCATACGGGAGCTTGTAGTACATAGGGGCTCGAGCGTCGACCGGAAGAAATGCGAGGCTCTCGGCAATAGACGAGACAGGGGGGATCCAACCTCCAGTGAGGAAAGCGATGCACAGGATCGCCGCTACAGAGCAGGCGTACAGCGGCCAGACGCGCGCGAACCGCTTCACCATGAAGTCGCCGACATACGCCAAGCTTCCGGTAGAGGACACCGTCGTCTGAACCATGATGAATCCACTTATCAGGAAGAACAGGTCGACGCCCATGGCCCCTGGCAGCATGTATGTCTCGGTGAACTGCTCATACGGCGTCCCATGGAGCATGTACCGCGCATGGCAGACAACGACCATGAGGGCCGACACACCTCTAAGGCACTGAATCCATTCGATGTTGCGTGTTCGATCCAT